TGTATGAGCACCCAATTTTTTTTTCTTAGCTTCTACTGGATGAGTCTCCGACCGATAGCCAGAAGTAATTATTAAAGGGAACCCCAGTAATGTTCGCAACGCTTGCAACCGATCAAGAAAGTCTTTATCAACAACGCACTTACCCGAATGACTGCAAGCCCATTCATCAAAACTAATATTAGGGTAACGCTTGTTAGGCCAAGCAGATTTCAATTTATATTCGATCAATGACATCCTCCGTTTTATTTTACTAATATAGATTTATCAATATCAAAAAGCAAGGTGACCAGTAATGGTAGGGTATGGTAGGGTAAGTGTAGGGTATTTTTTTCTTTACTGGTCTACTTTAAGTTTTTGTTTTTTATACTACTTATTTATTTACTCCAAGGTATCCAAGGTAAATTATACGCTACGTATAGAAATGTGTTTTTTCTTCGTTAGTAAAACTTATACGAATTTACTTTTTTACTTGACCACTTTTTTACAACGACCTGTTTTTTAAAATAGTTAAGGTAGACGAGTAAAGCTAAAAATACTGGTCGCAAGTCTTTTTACTGGTCTATGTGTTTAGGCAAAAAAGTGTCCCCCGCATAACCGAGGAGCAATGCGAGGGACACCGAGGAGGTATCATGTCTTGTTGAGAGAGATGATAACCCAAGATAGTTAATTATAAAATATTATGCAACTCGTTATCTCTCCACCAATCTATGATTGATGTTACGTTTGTATCTTCGCTAAGTTCGATCTGCTCTAACGATTCCGAATTATAAAATGCACCAGAAATATTCTGGCGTAAAATTATTTTGTTCGATTCCCGTTTTAAATCTGGACTAATAATTATATCAGTCACATTGCCAGAATAAATATTTCTCTGTCTTCCGTTCGACAACTCTACCAATAATTGTTTACTCATTGGGTAATGAATATAACTATTTAACCACCAAGATTCAAGGCTATATTTATAGTTCATTTAACCCTTGACAAAACAAAAGAAATGTGTTATAGAAAATCGGTTTTTTCAGCTATAACAATCGTATAAGAAACATTGCAAAACCCTTGACAAGATGAAGAATGTTTTGTATTATATATATAGTTGAGAGAGAGAAACCACTAATAACCGAGGAGATTCAAAATGGATAAAACAAACTTCAACTTCAAAATAGACGGATCAAACGGAAACTGGAACGTCAAGGTCGCCTCTGGAAAGTTCACCGCAGAAAACGATTTCCATACGATCAAGGGAGAAATTATGGGTAAAAAAATATATCACGAAGAATTAGGACATCCTTACATAGATATTCTTGATAATCAAGTAAAAGAAGGCATGACGCTTTTTATAGAAAGACAATTAGAAGAAAAAAGATGCTTGATGTATGAATGGATTAAAGAAGCAGGTGATGTTGATTGGAACAAAGTAAAAAACAATTACAACTTCTAAAGAAAAATAAAACGGGAGGGAGGAATCGTTCCTCTCTCCCAACACTAACCGAGGAGACTCAAATGAAAAGTTTCAAAGAAATCAGAAAAGAACTTAAAAGAACTTCGACGTTGAAAAAATTTATTGAAAATAATTTCAAACTCAACGAAATCGAAGATATGATAAAAGAACGAAATAAAGAAAATTTAGAAAATGCAATGTATGAAGTTGCGGAAAGAGCGTTGATGAAATATTACCCGACCAACGTAGCAATCTTAAATTACCCAGAAATATACAACGGTTGCTCGGTCGCTTCAGCAAATTTCGTCAACGATGCAGTAGAAGACGTTTACAAAGAATTGGTTCCATGTATGAAGGATAGGTTTAAAGGATGGGAAGGTTGGGTAATAAAAGATTCTGATTTAATCAGAGACTAACAAATAAAACGGGAGGGAGGAATCGTTCCTCTCTCCCAACATTTAACCGAGGAGATTCAAAATGGTAGACAAGAAATTTGCAGACGCATTCAAAAAGAAATTGCAAGAGGAAACAGGAGCGAGTCAGGAATGGATGGACAAACATTTGATCGTGGATTTTAATTTTGACGACGACGAAGACGAAACTGAAGCCGAGGAAAACTAAAATGGAAAACAAAAAAGAAGAAAAGTTTTTGGCAGAATGTTCGCCCGAAGAATTTACAAGTCACATGCTCGGAAAACTTGCGGGGAACCGTGAGGTAGATCCAAAATATTTTACCACTGCAAAAAATTCAATGGCTCGTTTTTCAGAACCAGAGCGAGACGAAGAATAAATAAAACGGGAGGGAGGAACCGTTCCTCTCTCCCAACACTAACCGAGGAGATTCAAAATGAAAACCCATAAAGAAATTTTAGAAGCTGCAATGAAAATTGATCACTTGCAAGATGAGTTGATGAGAGATCCAGAATCAGGTATTGATAACAAAGATGTTAATGTCGAGAATACAACAATCGAAGATATTAGAGACGGGGTTGAATATCTACTTGACGAGGCATTTCCAAGGTGGATTGGTGACGCAAGAGACGATGGTGATAAAAGGAATTTAAAATATTACAAAGAAGAAATTGCAAAAATAAAGAACTTCAAAAGGAACTACTTAAAATAAACAAATAAAACGGGAGGGAGGAACCGCTCCTCTCTCCCAACACTAACCGAGGAGACTCAAATGAAAAAATTATTAGCAAAAGTTTTAGTTTGCTTTTTAAAAAAAACTAACGTCGTTGCACTAAATGAAAACTGCTCAGACTATGAAGTGGTTGAAATTAATTACAACAACGATCAGATCGAAATACATTTCGACGAGAATAGAGAGGTGTTTTAATGTTAGAAATAGAAACCGATATAAAAATAACGATCACCGCAACTGGAACAGAAGCGGGAGAAAACATCTCACCAGATTTTTACTCTCCAGGTGAGAGTGTGTATGCCGATAATGTAAAAGTTTTTTTTGGAAAAATTGATGTTACATCAGAAATATATCCTCACGACATGGCTATGATCGAGGATTTGTTAGGAGATGAAATAGAATGAATTTTAATTCAAACTGGACTAACGAAAAACAATGCGAGGAATTTTTTCAATACGCTTTAACTACTCCTCATGTAACTCTGCGAAAAATGTTTAATAATTTTTTTGATCCATTTTCGGCAGGTCGTTACGACGAAGAAACTAACGAATTAAAATATTTCTTCCGACAAAATATTGAAGAATTTTATTTGAAAGGAATGAGCTTAACCAAACTGTCTCAGTTGACGAGAGTCTCAAGATTTCAACTTTCAAAATTAGTTATGGCACGAGGATTACCAAGACCACGAAGATTTTCTGATCGGAGAAAAGCAGTTATCAATTTGTTGATGGAAGGAAAACATTCACAAGCATCTATTGCAAATGCTGTTGGTGTAAGTAGACAACGAGTTCACCAAATAAAATCGTCTTACCAAAAAGCCATTGACCAATTAGAGGGGAACCGAACCTACAAGGAGAATTCCAAATGAATATTTCTGGATACTACGAACTGACAATAGAAAAAGGTCACGATTTTGATTTTGTAAATGTCGAGATTATAAAATATAAATTTATTAACTTAAATGCTTTCAAATCTTTTCTGTCACGGGTTATGATCCATGACGAATTTTCTGAAACGCTTAATGTTAGCTACCATGCAAAGAAAAAAGATGTCTTTGAATATATAACCGAAGTAATACCAAACAAATTTCAAATCGAACTATATTATGATAGAGGTCAAGATCCAGACGAGGAAAAAAGATTTTTTGAGGTGTATTATAAGGAATGGGATTTATCTAATGGATTTTTTTGCGACCATGCAACTGCCTCTGTCTATCAATTTAGAAAAGATGTGCAACAAAATGAATATTTTAATTACACAAAGGAGGATGGAACACAACAATCTTTTTTAAAGCGAATATTGTTTCCAAATCCAAAAAAAGTTCCTCACTATGAAATTAATTGGGAGTAATAAAATGAGAATGACAAAACGTTTTGACGAGCCAGGTAAAGTAGAGCGGATTTTGCGTAGTGTATTGTTTGTAGCTATTTGTTTTTTTTGTGCTACGATCCTCCCCCCGCTAATAGAATTACTCGTCTTTGGGAGCAGTGATTATTACTAATTTTACGCTTGACAGATACAAAGAAATATACTATAGAAATCGGGATACCGACTAAAAAAAACATTGTGTAGCACTTGACAAGACAAGGAAAATTAGCGTTATTATATATAGTTGAGAGAGAGAAACCCAAACCGAACCGAGGAAAAAATGACCGACTTCACCGAACAACTCACAAAGAAACTCAAAGACGAAACCAACACTGGCGAATGGTTCGACAGCCACGTCAGCGTTATAAAGGTAGACTTCAGCGAGGACGTTGACCACAACGCATTAGCCGAAGACGGAGCTACAACTGCTATAATCAATAATATATATGTTAGCAACATATGCAGAAAAAAACCTCCTTTCGATCCTGACAGTTTAGAAGCGAAACTCTCCATACACAATGGAGAGGAGGTTGGGCCATTAACTGTTGGAGATATCAACACATTGATAACAGTATTAAGCGAATCGCAGAGTATGGAACCAACTGATAGGTATGACGATTTCCATTACGAACACTACACCAACATGAACCAATACACTGGCACTCAGGAGGAGTTCGTTGCCAAAGTTTGGGAAAAAGTTATTAAATCTTTGATCGACAACTCAGCCGAAAAAACACTTGTTAAAGTCGCGTCATTAACACCAGAAGAAGGTATAAACTATATGATCTCAGAATTAACCGAGGAGAAATAACATGACACATTTGGAGATGACAGTTAAGTTTGCATCAGCGATGGTCAGCAATATCAATCCACAATCCATCGCAAAAAATTACGACTATATGTATACGGTTATAAAAGTAGCGAACGATTTTGCAACCGAAACATGGAGACAAGAACAAAATCGTAGGTGCCTTGACCAAGATCAAATTAATAAAAACAAGGATAATTAAAATGGAAACGGAATACAAAGCAGATCAATTTGACAACGAACAAAAACGTGCAATACGCACGAGTATCCACTGGTTGTCAGCAGTAGAGGTTATGCGAGTATTACATGAAAAGAAAATGGGAACTGAGGTATTACAAGAATACAATACGATTGGATTGTTGGAAAAAGACGTTATGGATGGATTGGTTAAACTTATAAAACGAAACATTGAAAACCGTCCAATACAGTTTGACGAATTAAAAATTCACCCCGTCGATATAAGTTTGGAAATCCAGGAGGGAGTTTACGAATCATTAAAAACCGAAGAGGTGACGGTATGAAAGCACGAGACGAAATAGAGGAGATGTTACACCAATCAAAATACGGATCATTACAAAACAACGTAACGAGCATCGCAGAATTAATTCGTGATCTTAAAAAAACAATTCCGACAGCCGTCAATGATGACTACAAAACTTTTTACGAAAAATATTTTCAACTAATCACTGATAGGACAAACCAAATCGCACAACGTATCGACGAGATAGATTAAATTATTGGGCGGTGCAATCGTAGAGTTGCTTGGGGGAAGACTCTCAACTTTGCGTAGGATTAGGGGAGCCAGAAAACGTCTGGTAAATCCGAGCACCGCCCATCATTAACCGAGGAAACTAAAATGAATAGAATAGAAATGTTAAAAGCAACTGCCGACATAATGGATCAAGCAAGCCAAATAAAACAAGAATTAACAGAGAAAGACCAGAAAAGAAAAAAACCTGCGTTAGTCAATGAAAAGGTAATAGAAGACATTGTAGTCCTGAGTGAGATAATAAAATTCACTTCAGAGAATTTACGAAACGGATTAATTGAACACTGGTATGTAAAAGATTAACGTGAACAAATCGTCAAAGACAACCGTCAAGGACAGCTAAAAAATGATACAAATAAAAATCGGTAACTGCCGAAAGTTACTGAAAGAAATACCGAGGAGGTCAATTCAATCTACCATAACCTCTCCACCGTATTACGGACTGCGAGACTACGGAACCGCATCGTGGATTGGTGGAGATCCGAGTTGTCCACACAAAAGATTGAACAAACAAACGGACGCAAATATAACTGGACACGGTGACATGAATGATGTTGGTAGTGTAGTAGGTGACGCTATCTACAAATCGGTTTGTCCATTATGCGGAGCAGTCCGAGAGGACGAGCAAATAGGATTAGAGGAAACGCCAGAGGAATATGTTGCAAATCTTGTCGAGGTATTTCGTGAGGTAAGAGAAACGTTATCCGACGACGGAACGCTCTGGTTGAATCTTGGAGATAGTTATTATAATTATAGGCCAAGCGTTGGTAAAAGTTATCCGAAGCAAACTGTTAGCAAAACAGATCAAGACTTACCAAGTGTAAGTGCTAAACGCAACAATAAATTAAAAAACCTAAAAGAAAAAGATTTGATCGGCATACCGTGGATGGTAGCCTTTGCGTTACGCAACGACGGATGGTATCTCCGACAAGATATTATTTGGCATAAGCCAAACCCTATGCCAGAAGCAGTTAGGGATCGTTGCACTAAATCGCACGAGTATATATTTCTGTTGAGTAAAAATAGGAATTATTATTATGATAACGAGGCAATTAAGGAGCAGGCAACTGATTGGGGAACACGGGATCGAACTAATGGCAAATACCATAACGAGGGAAGTGGGTTATCGCCACATACGGGATTAACAAAATCTTATGCAACAAGAAACAAACGATCCGTCTGGAAGGTTAACCCTGCAAATTTAAAAGACGCACATTTCGCTACCTTCCCTGAGAAACTTATACTACCAATGGTTTTGGCTTCAACGAAATCTAACGATACAATATTAGATCCATTTGCGGGATCAGGGACAACTGGATTAGTAGCAGGTAAACACAACCGATCCGCGATACTCATCGAACTCAACCCTGACTACAAAAAGATTATCGACAAACGATTAGAGGGAGATTTATTTTTCAGTGCCGAAACGGAGGGGAAATAGAAACGGCTAAAAGTTTTCACTTGCAAATTTTGAGGCTCTATGTGAAATAGACCACGATTTTTTTGACTTTTATTTTTTACAAAAACCAAAACAGTCAACGACAACATGTCAACGACAGAAAGAGAACGAAAAAATGGGATTTTTAGACTTAAACACAACGCAACAATTCTTACCACGTTTCGACCTTGATCTACGAGCAGGTAGGTTTTTTGCAGTCGAGAGAACACAGGGTGCGGATGGCGAATGGACATCAGAAAAAATTGAAGTTGAGTCTCCATCGTTTGCCGTAGATATTGGCAACACTGCTATCGGCTACACCGCATTTATCGACAACCGTCCCGATAGCATTATGCACCATCAAGAGGACGGGATGCCCGCTCAACCGTCGCCCGAACACAAACCAGGATTTGAAGTCACCGTCAAATTGATTGGTGGAGATTTCGACGGATCGGTTCGTAAGTTTGGCAAGCAGGGATTAACGATTGGTCGAGCTTTCGACGAACTCGTGGACGCTTGGCAAGCACACAAAAACTCTCAAGACAAGACGAAAGTTCCTGTCGTCACCGTCACGGGATCTATCCCGATCAAGGCGGGGAAAAGTACAAACTACGCTCCCAAATGGGGAATCGCAAAATGGATTGCCCGTCCAGAGGAGTTTGACCAGTGGATACCTGAACGTATCGACCCTGTAGCAGAGCAAGCCAAACAGGATGTCGTTGATGGTATTGACGGAGAAGAATTGCCGTTTTAATCACTTTCTCTAAACTCTAAAAATTGTTATATTCGACGACCCGTATAATTAACTACGGGCGTTGAATATGACAAAACAAACGTTAACGCTACAAGGTGAGTTGCCCGCAATTAATGAGATCATTGCAGCTTCCAAATCTCATTACTCAAAATATGCACGAGTAAAACGAGCAAACACAAATCTTGTAGCGTTAGAGTGTAGAGTCCAAGAATTAAAACCAATAGACAAACCCGTATCAATTTTATTTGCACACTATCGTAAGTCTAAACGAAAAGATCCTGACAACGTTGCGGGAGGTGCTCAGAAAATGATATTGGATGGTCTTGTTACAGCGGGAGTGTTACCCGACGACACGATGAGATATATAAAATCATTACACCATACATTTATAATTGATAAGATTAAACCGAGGATAGAGGTTGTAATTTATGTTGACGACATCTGATAAATCAAATCCGAGATTAACCTCTGCGATAAAATATGCGGAGATGGGATGGTATGTTTTTCCAATTCATTTTGTTACGACTAAAAACGAATGTAGTTGTGGACATAGCAACTGCAACAGCGTAGGCAAACACCCAATTAGCATAAGCGGATTAAACGACGCAACAACCGACATCGAAAGAATTACTCAGTGGTGGAGAAAACAACCCTACGCAAACGTCGGTATCCGAACTGGAGAGATTAGCGGAATAGATGTTATAGACATCGACGAGAGATCGGGAGGAAAAGAAACTTGGTCTGACCTTGAGCGTGAGTATGGTCCTATTGACTCAACGCCAATGGCTACAACTGGTGGAGGCGGGACACACATATATATTGAATACACTGGTAAACTGCATTCGCAAAATGAAACGCTACAGGGAGTTGACGTTAAATCCGACGGTGGATACGTATTAGCGGAACCGTCGAACCATGTTATGGGATCGTACGAATGGGAGTTGATTCTGGAACCGTTCGATACTCCAGTTATTAACCTATCGGTAACAAACGACAAACTCTATAGTTATATTGTAGAATCACAAAACGAACGAGTGCCAACAACACCAGAATTAAAGGAAGTCCCACGAGTAATTTCAGAAGGATCTCGCAACTCTAAACTAACGTCCGTTGCGGGAGGGTTACGTCGTCGAGGTTTGAACTCCGACGAGATATCATTATTGCTACACCAGTATAACCAGAGATTTTGCGACCCTCCATTAGACGCTACGGAGATTGACAGAATATCTCAATCAATGGAGCGTTACGAACCAGAGCCTCCTCCACCATCAACTATAGATCCTGAAATTGGAGTTACTGCCAACGCTCCTCTATTGGCATCGGGTCTACCACTAACCGACGCAGGTAACCGCGATAGATTAGTTGCGAGATACGGAAAACAAATACTCTATGTCCCAGAAGAAGGATGGAAACTCTGGTCTGGTGTATGTTGGGAAAAAGATCAGACTAATCGCGTAACGGAAATGGCACTCGACACTGCACGAGTTATACGAGCGGAGGAGCAGACGGGAGTAGTCGATAAACAGGGAGTTGATAAAGCAGAGAAATGGAGCTACGCTTCCGAAGCATTGCCAAAAATAAAAGCAATGACCACGCTTGCTGAATCGCACCCGTCTATAGTCAGTAGCGTCAATGACCTCGACAAACATTTATATTTATTTAACGCATCGAATACAACATTGGATTTAATTGAACAAGAAGCGATTGACCCTGATCCCACCCATAGGTTGACTCAAGTTTCAAGAATGAAATATAACCCCGAAGCAACTTGTCCATACTGGGAAGAATTTTTATCTCAAATATTACCCGACAAAAAAGTTGTCCGTCACCTACAAAAATATCTTGGTCTTTCGCTTACTGGCGACATGACCGCAGAAGCAATTTTCATTTTGTTTGGAGATGGTGCAAATGGTAAGTCATTATTGTTGGAAGCGTTGGCTTATCTTATGGGAGACTATCTGAGCAACGCTCCCGCCCATACATTTTTATCGTCGTCGAGAAATGAATCCATACGGAATGACCTTGCCATGTTACGTTCATCAAGATTAGTTACGGTGAGTGAAACAAACAAAGGTTCCACGCTCGACGAATCTGTTATCAAGCGTACGGTAAGCGGTGATCTTGAAACCGCACGATTCCTTCATAAGGAGTTTTTTCAATTCCGACCAAAATACAAAATACTATTAGCAACAAATAACAAACCCGAAATCTCAGGTGCAACACATGGAACATGGAGACGACTACACCTGATTGAGTTTGGAGTAAAATTTGGAACTCCTGGTCACCCCGTTGCAGGTAAGAAGGACGAGATTATTGCAAAGTTAAAATCAGAATCGTCTGGGATATTGAATTGGATGATGCGAGGTTTTGCAATGTATCGTGAGGAAGGATTGATACAACCAGACGCTGTAGACAACGCGACCAGAAGCTACCGAGAGGAGCAAGATCCATTACTTGAGTTTATCTCCTCCTCCTGTGTAGTCGATGATATACTTTCGATCAGCGTTACCGATCTACGCGAGGCATACAACGCCTACACAGGAGAAGACCAGAGTTCAGTTTGGTTTGGACGAGCGATGTCCGAACATGGATACAAAGCATCTCGCGTAGGTTCAGCGAGAATGCGAGTCTATAAAGGGATTGCTCTTAATGAGGAAAGCCAAAGTTTACTACAGAGGAATCAACGAGGAATTAACTAATGACTTTATTTAGAGCTTCTCTTGCTTCAAGCGTGTCTTTTACAAGCCGTCCCAAAGTCTGACAAAGATACTCGGATTCTTCTGGGCTTATTTTTCCGTCGTCGGCTAAAGCTATTCTATATTTGTCGCTCAAAAGGTTAAGAGAAATAAATGCGTCATGCACCTCTTTCCAAGCCTTTTTAGCGTCGGATATTCTCTTGGCTTGCTTAACTGCAACAGCACTAACTGCACCAACTACTGCTCCTCCACCAACTATTGCAGAGGGTATATCGCTTAAAAAATCAAACATTTTTAATCCTTCCTAAATGGTAGCGGAGACAGGTAATGCTCCTGTTTCTTTCGGGAATGAGCCGAATGATTTACTTTTAATCTACTCCGCGACACATTACTCTGATGTTTTTTCAAGTTCCGCTTCGGGTTCTTCTGTTGGTCCTTCTAACGCAAACTGTATCCCCTTTAACGCACCGTTTATTTCTCTGAGGGTAGCGTCTGCGGTTAATATAGCGTCTATACGTTCGTCTCGTTGACGTTCAAGATCTTTTTTAATTGACTCTAATTGGTCAACGCTTGCACCAGATGTTTTACCATTCGTAGACACATTCGTTCCTTTGTTGTTCGATGGGAAAAATTCTTTATGCACCATCGGAGTTTTTTGACGGGAGTTTCCTCGTCGTTTTTTTGTTGCCATATTATTTCTTTTTACGCTTCGCAGTCTTAGCAGATTGTTTAAATGCTTTAGCTGATGGAGCACCTTTGGCTCCCGCTTTTCTCATTTTCTCGCCAGACCCACTTGCAATCCTTTTTCTCTTAGCGTGGATGTTTGCGTATAAACCTCTTTTCGCCATTACCATTTCACCTTATTAGCCCAATAAGCTGCTGACATCGGACCACGTTTTATGTTTGCAGAATGACGAGCCTTAAAACTTGATCGTTTGCTTTTCATTGCTTGCGATTCACCAGACTTAGGTTTACCTGCTGTCTTAGCTCCCTGTTGACCAAATCGAATTGTCTTAACTTTCCCACCAGACTTAGCAACAACAACATGAGATTTAGTTTTATGACTCGGAGTTCGACGAGGTTTATTGTAGCCACTAACACCTGCTCGTTTTAACCGAGAATCTTTTTTTACAGGCATTACCTACCTCGTGGTTTACTCTTTGGTTTTGCTTTCATTTTTTCTTTAGCTTTTTTAGCTTTAGCTTTACCTGCTTTTGTGTATGCGTATTTTTTTCCACCAACCATTGGCATAATTAAATCTCCTGTTTAGGATGTAAATTACCTAAATCTAATTTGTCTAATTGTCGTTCAATTAGCAAGTTCTTTAATTCTGAATTGCTAACGTTCAAAAGCGTTCCACCTGTAGGCACTCCAGTTTTTGGATCAATGTCATACAAGTAAAACGTTGTAGACAAAACCCCGCATTTAGAAATCCTACCCCCTCGACGTTGCCCTCCTACCGTTAGGTAAACCGTTTGGTTTTCAGTATATTCCGAACCGAGGAAAACGCTTGCTCCCGCAAGTAAATTTTCCACCGATTGTCGCAAGCAAAGCAAAACAGTAAGCACAATAAAATACCACCAATACTGCTCGACTAATAACCCCAGACCACTTGAGTCTGAGAATTTTTGCAACGCTTCCGTAGCCTCTGTTTCCATACATCACCCTTCGTGCAACGCTTTCCAAACTGCACCATAAACTACAGTAGTCACAAACATTAACAAACCAAAAACTTGGTCGTGCTCCCAGAAACTTTCCCAGTTATAGCCTCCAGGAAAACCTGCATGATCCCAATACAGGTAGGCAATAGAAACCGTCGTCCCTGCAGCACCTGACCACATTCCACTTTTCAACGAAGCCTTAGAAAGCTCTTCGCGTTTAGTCATGGTAATTAAGTTTTTTGAAATACGTTTGTTTGTAGTTTTTAAATCATCTCTTTCATGTTTAAATTCTTTGGCAACAATATTTTCATTGCTAACAGCACGTTTCAATGTTTCTATTTCACGCACTGCATCACGATATAAACGTTCCTGTTCGTCCCTTGATCGTATTTGTTCAACTGGTTTATATTTTCCAACCATTCATATTTAATCTCCTACAATGTAGGTCTGGTGTCAGGGAAGCTATCCGTAGACGGCCACGCCCGAAGACGATCCCGATAGTTGAGATACGCATCGCGTTGTGAGTGATCGGTTAATGGCACGATATAATCCGTGGCTAATAGCTCCATATCACGCCATGATCGTGCATTGCCTCGTATTTGACCATCTGTCAGAGTTACTTCAATTTTCTCGTACGAACCTCCGTCTTTAGTTAGCTCTTCGACTTGGCTTTCTAAGGCTCGTATATTATTCGTTGATCCGTCTGCATATGTAACTTTGTATTCTGGCATATTGATTATCCTATTGATGTCGGAAAAATGAGAACTGCTCCCATACCACCTTTACCTGAAAAACCTTCACCGCTACTATCTGTTGCTAATACGGCTCCACCCCCTCCACCAAGACTTGCACTACCTGCATAAACATAAGTGTCTGTATCTGTTATATATCCGTTGCCACCGCTAAAGGGTGGAGCAGGGTAAGCCCTTGTGTTCCCACTGTATGCAACATCTTCACCCTTGTAGGAGTAAGGCTGAACACCTGCAGGTTGAAAACTTGGATTAACATCAAAAATAGTATCACCACGGCTACGCAAACTGGACGATGTAACACTGTAAATGTCTGGAAACGGAGCACCTGCCACAAATGTATCATCACCGTATCGCGTACTGGATGGATAGTCACCTATAGGTGGCCCTGATAAATTTCCACCATCAGCATAAAAAGAGTAAGGAGCACCGCTAGCAGATTTAACCATTGTTCCTTGCCTACCTGTATCCCAGAGTCCAACTGCACCACCTCCAGACACTTGACGAGTTGCACCACTGGCAAGACTTGCACCACCAGTATTGTTCATTAGGTTTCCACCAGATGCACTACCACCAGAAGCAGAACCTGCACTTGCACCTGATGCTATAGCTCCTGCTGAACCACCATTCCCTGTCATTATGTCTATGTCACTACCATTAAATGTTGTATTACCCCCTGCATTCCCTGCTTGTTGACTACTGCCACCTGCATAACCACCACCTGCTCCAATTACAGCCGTATACGTGACTCCTGCCGTCAATTTCAACAGACTAACAGCACAGCCACCTGCTCCACCTCCGCTAAAACCATAGTTGGAATTAGAACCACCACCTGCTCCAGATCCACCTGCACCTACCACATAAACATAGGCTTGCACTGTCTTATTTGGCGACCATGTTTCGCCTGTTGTAAAAATCATATTTGGGATACCGTCTGTACCGCCTTTAATTCCTAATATTGCCATTACTGAAATCTCCTATAATGTTGTCCAACCAATAGTAGCATTTACGTACACAAGCTGTATTCCAACGTCCGTAAATAATGTTCCATCAGCAGATTCACTGTTTATTTTTTGCGAGTTACGTCCTACGGTTACGACCCCTGCACCGCAATTTTTTATTGTTACTGTATTACCTGCGGACGGAGAAGACGGTAGTGTTACTGTCATTGCTGTTGCTTTGTTGCAAATAACTTGTGCTTTAGTTGCTACTGTCGCAGAATCTGTAATTACTGTCCAATCACTGTAAGCTCCACCACCTGCATCAGCCCACGATAATGTTCCAGATCCGTTTGTCGTTAAAACTTGATCGGCATCACCGTCAGTATTAGGAAACGTAAGCGTTACATCACCTGCAAGTGCAGGGATTGTAAGTGTAAGCTTATGTGCTCCGTCATCAGTGTCTTCGTAAATTTCAATCTTACCTGCTGATGTTGCTCCGTTACCGACTGCCAATGTTCCTGTAACAGTAGTTGCTCCAGAAGCCAACGCTCCAGTAGTTGTAATTGTTGACGATCCTATGTTGATGTTGCCAAAACCAGAAGTAATACTTCCAGAGTTAAGAGCACCAGTTGTTACAATAGAGCTACTTCCCGCAACAACAGAATAATCTCCAGTAGCTGCAACTGCCATTGTTCCAAGTCCTAATGACGTTCTTGCGGTAGCTCCGCTTTCAGCTACCCAACCGCTTGCCGAACCAACAATAAAGTTTCCATCTGAACTTGATAAACCTGCAATAGCTGTTAGGTCAGCATCTAATGCTTGATACAATGATCCTAATGCGGTTCCTCCTAAAGTAATTGCATCCGCTTCCAACGTCCCGTCGATATCTGCATCGCCTGAAACATCTAACGACCCTGCATCTAATTCACCGCTCAACGTAACGTTTGCAAATCCTGTGGCATTATTACTATCGTCTATAGTGACTCCAGAATTTTGTCCCGTCTTTCCACCCGTCCCGTCAAAACGAACAATAGCATTATCAGTTGCCGATCCAGGACCACTAAAGTCGCCTACCCCACTTCCACTAACAGCCGACCATTCAGGTATAGATGACCCTTGCTTTAAGAAATGTCCCGCAGTTCCTTTACCAAGTCGAGCAAGAAACCCAGAAGAATTTCGATAATATAAATCTCCAGTAGCATCGCTCCCTACCGCTAACCCGTAATTGGTTAAAATCATATCGTCGGCTGACTCGTCAAACAGAACTGATGAACCACTGGTAGCACCAAAGAATTTTACATCGTAACCAGTATCATCAACTCCAACTGTTACCGTTCCGTCGATTTGAGTTGCTCCGTCGATATCTACTGCATCAAGGTTTGTCGTCCCGTCTATGTCGGCATCACCTGATATATCTAACGTCGCACCGTCCAACTCTCCCGACGCAGTAAGGTTAACGACTCCCGTAATATTATTTGAATCGTCAATCAAAACCGAACTGGCCTGTAGAGTTACGGCTCCCGTTCCGTTAGCACGAGGAACCGCATTGTCTGTAGAGCCAACCGTTCCACCAATCGTCCCTGACCCCGTCGAATCAACATAGGCTTTAATAGATTGTTGTGTTGCAAGTTTTGTTGCGGAATTAGAAGCCATATTATCTTCATCTAATACCGCTGTTCCAGAAACTCCAGTATTCAACACCGCACTGGTTAACGTCTTATTGGTTAACGTATCAGTAGTTGCTTTTCCTACAAGTGTATCCGTAGAAGCAGGTAGCGTAAGAGTGACATCAGCAGTAGAAGCGGGACCAATTAACGTAACCGCATTAGATCCGTTGTCGCTATCTTCGTAAAACTTTACAAACCCCGCACTGGTAGCTCCGTTTTTAACCTCCGCTCCAACATTAGCAGTAACTAAACCTGCGAACGTTGCAACTTGAGAACTCGACAACGTTAACGCTGTTGTAGTATTAGTTGTAAATGTTAACGCATTAGAAGAATGAGAGTAAGAAATCTTACCAATATCATTATCACCAGAATCACCAAAGAAAATATTACCCGCTCCAGATGTTCCAGAAAAAATAGTCAAACCCGTAGTCGAACTATTCTCAAGGACTAACTCGTCACCGTCCCCTGAAGCAGCGACTGATCCCGCACTGGCTGTGTGAACATGTAATTCTCCGTCTGGAGAAGTAATACCCGAACCAACAACAACTCCACCAAAAACATAATCAGTAGTTTGGTTCATGTCTGATGTTGTTATGGTATGGTTATATATATTGAGATATTCTGCGTTTAAATCCGACGCAGTTAACGTCTCACCTGTTGCCCAACTTTTTACTGGACTAAGATTCATTCAGCTTTCCTTTGTCTACGGTCTTATGAGTTTTGCGTGGGCCGTATACCACGATTATTTATCGTCTTTGCTCTTCTGCTTTTCTTGAGGCAAGTTGTTGTGAAGCTCTACCCAAAACTCTTAAAGATTGTTGACCTCTCCCCGTTGCATCTTGAAAAGAAGGTTCAGTAAAATATCTTTGAGTCCTTGATCCTGGAGTAACTGCACCTCCAAAAGTTAAGAAGTTAGCCAATTTACCGAGTATAGCTCTTGGAGGGTTACTAAAAATCTCATTCCAAAAACCCAAAGCTTCATTGGCTTGTGCTGTTCCACTAAAGTTAGCAGCAACTTGTCCTCTTTTTTGAATGTTTGAAAGTAAGTCTGTAAAGTTATATATCTGTTCTGTAAATTGTTCACTAAACAATTCATTTAATTTATTAACGCCAATAGAATCTAACTTTTTTCGCAATTTAAAACCACTAATAATAGGTGTTCCGCTTTTTGTCCCTGCTTCAAAAGAAGCGTCACGAATTTCTTCTAATGCTTCTGACTGTAACGCCTGAATAGCATTTAACCCATACTGTTGTGCGACTTGCCCTTGTGGTGTGCCTTGTGCTCCTATGACCTGCTTTAAGCCTTGAAGTTGTTTTGCTGTAGTATTATTTCCTAATATTTTTCTTACTAATCCTTCTCCTTTTTCTTCGTCTCTTAACCAACGAGAAGCAGCCGTTTTATCTAAAAGTTTGTCTTCTTCAGCTAACTTAGTAGCTTTTTTTGCTGACTCAGAAACTGAACTTGGCAAAGAACCTTCTTTAAAAAGAATATCAAGGTCTTCGTTTATAGCACCGTATATTCTTTTTATAAATGGAGTAAGCCCCATATTCTCATATGTAGCGTCTGCGGTTAGTTGACCAACTCTCTTTCTCCACGCATCAAGTTCTCCAAATGTTTCTAATTGTTTTATGTCGTTAGAAAAATTATCTGTTATTTTTTGTATTCTTTTTCCAATTTCAATATTTTTAGGACCAACACGAATAGAATCTAAATTTATATTTCGAGCCTTACCAAAAGCAGTAGACCCTGTTCGATCTCTCATTTCGTCTATAGCAAGTTGAGTTTGATTAGTTGTTATTGGAGTATCAAAAGGGATCAAACTTCTATATTTTCCGTAAGCATCTTCTATAGTTTTTGAACGTGCTTCTTTAGCTAATTCAGCAGACCTAAATATTTGTTCCGAAGCATCGTCTGCTCCAACTGCACCTTGAAATGGAGCACCTATCTTTTCAATAGCTTCTTCAGACGCTTGCTCTATTGGATCTCCATAATTTCTTTTAAATTTATCAGAAGTTAAAATACCTTCCGCACCTCTACGTTCAAAAGATGCAGCCGTTGGAGATTCACTTAAAGAGGATAAAGGTATAGGCATTTCAACACCAGTAGCTTCTTTTAGTTTTCTTGCTTTATCAGTAATATTTTTTTTAAGGTCTGGAGTCATTCCTTTACCACGAAGTAAAGTGTTTAACCCCTTTAACCCCTTGATCCCCAGTTCAGTTGCACTTCCAGAAACTGCTCCTATTGCAGCTTCCGTTAACAAATCTTCAGCATTAACACCCTCTTGTGATCCTAAAAGGTTCCCTATTCCTTGTTCAACTCCCGCCCCTAAAACTCCACCTGCAGTAGCCCCTCCAATTAGACCTGCTGGCCCTGTAAAGGGAGTAGTTGCTAATCCTGGAATACTCATCGCTATTGAACCTAATGTTCTTGGAGCACGACCAACCATATCTGCAATGTCACCCGAATCAAAACCTTCAGGATCAACAGGTCTACTGTAACCTTCAAAGCCTGTTCTTCTTTCGACTTCTCCTGTAGCGGGATTTACTTCTGCATCAACGCCAAAGTTTTTGTATATATTAGCTTCACCCTCTGGAGTCGTTGCAAAACCTGCAGCCATACGAGCAAAGAATCCTGGATCTTCGTCTTCAATTTCTACTTTTAATTTATCCCAAACAGACTTTAAATATATTGTTTGTTCTTTAGAATATTTACTACGAAAATCATCAGCAGTAATTTGTTTATTTGTAACCGCTTCTAAGTCTTTGTAAAATTGAAAGGCTTGTTGTTTTTCGTCCATTATTAATAACCCTGCAAAATTGAATTATACGCTGAGTCACTAACAGCATCTCTATATCTATCTGTAAGTGCTCTTGACACACCTATTTGATTTCTATCTTTTTCAGTTAAATCTATTACTGGCACTCCGTAACTTTTTAAGTCTGGCATATTAAATTTATTTATAACAAAATTAATACCACGTAAATCTGCTCCAGACTTCGTTAACGCTTCGGCTGCTTTTCTTATAGATGGAAGACCTGTATCTTCATCGTTGACAGCGTCAACAACTCCTTGATACAAGGATTGTCCCATGCTCATAAATCGCTTACGAACTTCTGGTAGCATCCTTCCACCTTCACCCCAGATTCTTTCGCCTGACGCTAACAACTTAAGGCTTTCTAATTTAGTGATAGCTTTTTCTTCAGTGTTTACATCTTCAGCACGAACAGAAACGCCAGGATCTTTTAGTCTTGCAAGACCAATAATCATAGCAATGTCACCTTGACCTGTTTGTTCAAGATAACCTCTTGCTATAGAAAGATAGGCAAACCGCAACCCTCCAGAATATTTAAACAACTGATCTTTATCAAGCAGTGGCTTTATGTCTGAACGTAAAACGTCTTTTGTGTCTTTATCTAATATTTCTGCCCATCCGTCTTGTGCAGATTTAAAATTATTTTGTAATCCTTCAATTTCTGTTGGAGTTAATTTTTTTAAAGATTGTGCGATTGAGGAGTCTGCTGAAAATTCTTCCCACGTACCTTCTCCCAAAGTTTCATAAATATAATTTGGCATCCCCTCTTTTAAAGAGTTATACAAAAGCTCTCTCGACGCAAGATCCAGTTGAGCTTGTTGTACCGCAGTTAATTGTTTCGGATCTTTACTGGCTAACATGTTTTTATATTCTGTGTCTGCTCTTGTGTTTTCAAGATCTGCTAATTCTTTTTGTTCTTTAGCCAACCTTTCAGCCATTGTAGCCGAGAAAGACAAAGACTCAATAGACCCAGGATCAAAACCAAAATCTTCTGGTCCTTGCATCCGAGGAGTTATACGAGTTCCATCCCCAGTAAGCCCTTGATCCGAACGCATCTTAGCTAAAGAAGTTAGTTTTTCTACTAAACCTGAAGTTGCATCTGTTACAGAAGGAGTCTTCTTTGTAACCATTTCACCTAAAACATCAAGAGATGGAGTCTTGCTTCTACCCAAAGTCCTAAGAGACGGAGCATCATCAAGGTTATATCTTGGAATGTTAGAAGTGAAACCCTCAGAAGCAGTTCCCCTTATAGACATAGGATCAGGAGTAGGAAGTCGATCTGAAGTCATACCTGCTCCTAATGCAGCCCTCGCACCTTCTTCTGCTCTTGAAGATCTTTTTAGCTCGTCAATTTGTAACCCTCTTAGCTCGTCAGCTTTTTTTGCTGATTCCCTTGCTAATGCTTGCCCTTTCATGGTATTATAAAGATTTAATCCAGTGCCAATAGTATTCGCACCTTTCCCTATACCTTGAAGGAGCCTTGTAGTTTTTCCAAGCTCAACATCTTGTTGGACGGGCCTATGGTCTACGCCAAAAGACCTAATAAGGTTAGACATTGCTGCTCGACGACGGTTTTCTTTATTGGCTTTCTTAACATCTTTACCGCCAAAATACCCCGCCCCTATATTAGCAACTGTTCCAACGCCTGAAGCTATTAATGCTAATTCGGCTCCTGTCACTTTTTATCTCCCTTAGTAAAACTTATGAGAATCTACCTTGAAGGTCTGGGTCTTGCTGTTCATATAAATATTCTATTTCACGTTGAGTCAAACCCGAAGGGCTACCTACACCTAACAGTTTTCTAAGTCTTGCTTTAAAATCTCCACCGCTTGTAGTATCTCCTAAATCTTCAACAATAGCTTTATACTCATTAGAGTCTTTATCTAAAAGATCTATTGCAGATAACATTGAACCTATTCTACTTCTATCTCTTTCAAAGTCCATTGCTTCCTTTTGCATTGTATCTCGCATCCTTGCTCCATCACGGAACTCTCCAGTAGCTTCTGCCTCCGATAACCTTCTCGCTAAATTTTGAGTTTCTAAATCAGATTCTAACGCTTCTCTTTGCATTGTAGGGTCACCACCAAATTCTCCTGTCAACCCTGCCTCTATTGCTTGCCTGTTTAAATACCTGTCTTTAAAATCTTGAGTAGTTACTCCTCTTAAATTTTCTTGTCGTTCTCCTGGAGTCATTGCCAACCTACCCGTTCGATCTGCTTCAGCCAATCTACGTTGCAATGTAGTTCTGTTGTCAAACTCCCCTAACAACTCTCCTTCTGCTAATTGTCTTTGAAGAGTATCTTCTCCATCAAATTGACCAGTAAGTCCCGCTTCAGCTAACTGCCTACGAAAAGCTCTTTCTTCAGCGTCTTGCGTTGTTTCGCCTAATTGCCTTGACTCAATTTCATCTCCTGGATCTGCAAAAACAAATCTACCCGTTTGACCTGCTTCAGCTAAACGACGTTGAAGATCTCTGCTTTCTAAATCAGATTCTAACATTCGTTCTGATCTTCGGTCTGCTTCTTCTGCTCTCGTTATTTCTCCCTGACCTGAAGCCATTGCGTCAGCTTGATCTCCAAAAGCATATCTTCCCGTTTGCTCTGCTTCAGCTAATCTTCTTCTAAGATCAAACTCATCTCCCCGCAACGCTTGTTCCGCTTCTAATGCTTGTAGTGCCATTGACCGTTGTGGAGGTTGAGATCCTTCGCCTTCAAACATTCCCGTAACACCCGCTTGGGCTATTCGGTTTTGTAAATTCTGAGCACCAATAGCAGAATCCAACTGACGCTCTGCCCTACCTTCTCCTCCCGCCAACGCAGCAAGTTCTGCTTGTTGTCTTCTTGCCCTCTCAGTCGCATCTCTTCTAAATACTCCCGTTTGTTCCGCTTCGGCTATTTCCCTTGCAAGACCTGAAGTCCTCAAGTCTTCTGCTAAAGCCCTCTCAGCCCTTCCTTCTGCCCCTCTTGCAGCAATACCCTGCAACGTATCACGCCCTTCAAACTCTCCCGTCATTCCCGCTCTTGTGGCTTGTCGAGCTAACGATTGACCAAGAATATCTTGTTGCAGTGCTCTTTCTGCTCGTTCATCCGCAGACCCTGCTAACCCTAATTGAGATTGCAATGCTCTTTCTGCTCGTTGATCGGCAGAACCTGCCAACCCTAATTCTCTTGCTTGTCTTTCTGCTTGCATGTCAGTTTGACGACCAGAAATATCTCTTCCTAAAATACGATCTAATATTTCTTGTTGTGCTAATCGGTCTTGACGATTCTCTGCACCCAAAGCTCGACCCTCAGCACTTGTCGCTATGTTTCTCGACAACCCTGCGGTAGCTAAATCAGAATCCAACATTCTTTCTGCTCGACCTTCTGATCCCGTTAACGCTTGCAGTGCTCTTTCTTCTGCTCTTTCTGCTCGACCTTCTGATCCTATTAACGCTTGCTCTGATCTTACGTCACCTCGTTGTGCAAGATCCCTCGACAACCCAGAAGTAGCTAAATCATCTAATTGAGATTGACGACCATACGCATCAGACCTTAATCCTCTTGCTACATCTTGTCTTGCAGTAGTCATTGCAGCTTGTTGATTTGCCAATGAAGCTAAATCTTGCACTGATTGACGACGCATTCCTTCTTCTGCTAACCCTAAGTCATCTCGTCTACCTTGAAATCCTAACGCACCTTGAAGTGCTTGGGTCTGCATGTCATAACCCAAAGCGTTTATATCATTTAATGTCCTCTCACGTTGCCCAATAAAATCTCCAAGAGCTTCAGAAGTATCACCGCCTCGTAAAACTCCCAAACTACTTAATTGTTGCATCAACGCATCTTCTTCTTGTTCCGAACGACGCAAGAAATCTTCTCTTTGTTGTCTTACTAAAGGATTTTCTCCACCTTGCAACCGACCACGTAAAACATCTTCAGCTTGACCTATTAATCCTGAACCCCTTTGCCCTGTAGGATCAGTATATCCAAACTCACGCCCTAACGCTTCTCTTTGTTTAGCTTGTTCAACAGCCGTATCTAATGTTCCTTGCCCGCCTAAAAAAGCACCTGCACCAGTTCCTGACTGTATCGCACTTTGTAATTGCTGATCCGCTAATTGAGATAAATTGGCAGGTTGAGTTTGTGGAAGAGTTGCTCCTGTAACTTTAGGAAGAGTAAATTGATTAGCAGTATCATCTTGAGTAGTATCTACTTGAGTAGTATCTCCACCCATAGACCCTGTTGCCGACGCACTCAACGTAGATGGGCGATTAGCAGGTTGTCCTGGTTGCGTTTGTGCATATGTTTGTGGTTGAAATTGAGTAGCACCGCCTACCTGTTGCATACCTTGAATGGTAGCTTGACCAAAGTCCCCAACCGCTTGTTGTATCTGACCAGATGTGCCAATACCAACAGCCTCTTCAATAGGGTCTACAGGCCGAGTAAATGGTTTGCGAACAGTTTTTTTCGTTTTTTTATTTTGAGCCTCAAACATTGTAGGCTGTCTTTTTTGTTTTGCCTGTTCTTTGTATCTTGATTCAAACTGATCCATGTATGCCATTCTAAGTTCCCGCCTTTGGTTTTCTATGAAGTCCTAAGACTTTTGCTTGCAACAACGTCCTACGCACACGATACGGTTGATCTTTTTCATTGTTCGTAAATTTTAAACTTGAATGAGCATCGTAACCACTCAAGTCTATATCTTTTGAAACCATCCTAAGTGTCCCTACAGTATCCGTATTTAAAACAAAAGGAAAAGAACCTCCACCTCCAGTAGTAGTTATCTTCCCTGAACTACCAGAGATTCCTTGGGAATCTTGATCTATCGTTAGTTCATAATCTCCTATCCCGTCGTAATACGTCCTTGCATAAAGCCAACGCAAATCAACCGAACCCCCAAATGCAGCAGGTGCTCCAGTTTCAAAATTACTGTTATAAGCAACATCTTCATGGCTATAACGATTAGTCCCAGTAGGTTGATGGTCTAATAATTTACCACCAAAAGTCCCCGCATGAGGTTTATCAGAAACTAATGCCGAACAATTTCTTTCAAACGTCGTAGTCGCTCCCGTTAAAGGACCATACCAAGCAAACCTAACTTCTCCCGTATTCTCATCTTGATATCTATTCTTCAACGACATAACCATAACGTGGTTCATGTTTGTTGACCCTTCATAAGGCAACCAAAACCATACCTCGTTTTGATCCGCAAAATATACTGCGTGAGATTGGTGAAGTCTGCTTTTGTTTATTTTATCCCAATAAACGTCTAACGCATAAGAAACTTTTTCAATAACTTCTCCACCAGACCACATATATATTCCGTCGTCCATTGGAAATACTTGAGCATTCATTCCTGGAATAGTTACTATTGCTCGACCAGAAATACTTCCACCATGTTGTGGGTTGCGTGGGTCAGTAGATGTTTTTTGTTGTTGTTGATATGGTATCGTTGCGTTTCCTGTAGGAATCAAAACGCTTATAAAATCTTCCGTATGAACAACTAAAGAATTTTGAACAGTTTGTATCCCCGTAACTGGCGAACCGAAATTAAAAAAACTTGAAGCTCCCCACGTTTCAGGATCACCTATGTCAGAATACCAAACACGATCTTTGTTTGCGTTTGTGTTTGCCATCCAAACTCTGTTGTCGAAAAATGCACAATGTTCTGCCGTAGTAAACCGACTATCAACATCTAATGCACCACAATCGCTTGAACCTCCAACCCACTTGATCGGACCATTTACCCCGTTTGTTAATACCAACGTATTAAACGCTCTGCACCATTCAAATGTATTGTCGTCACCCGCTGTAATGGTAACACCCGACGAGGGCATAATCTCAGACCAACCCGAGTTGTAACGATACATTGTATCGCCCGCAACAATAAACACCTGCTCAGATCCTCCAGGAACCCGAAACTCTCCGCAAGCAGTTAATGTCGGATTCCCGCTAATAGCAGATTGACTCCCATAACTCGCAGTCCCTAATACACGTTCAATCGCTGCAGATTGCGTTAGTCGAGTATTCTCCATTCCATGTAGGCCATTTGCAGGGACATCTTCAGCAGGGACATCGTATCTTACCCCCATGTTCCACGGACCATATTGAACGGTTTGAGCTTGTATAGGCATTAGCCAACCTCAACAACTAACGACGTATCAGTTCTTACAGTAAAGTCTGTGTCGTCGTCCGAAGAAAGATATCTGCGATTACCTTGTTGCAATAAGTTTTGACGTTTCATTAAAACAATAGCACGTTCAAGTTCGTTCGCTTCTCTTTGTGCTCCTTGTTCGTCACCTTTTTCTTGTAGAAATAATTTAGTCGCCCCGTAGACTAACGCACTCTCTCCAGTTTGTGGTATGCCCAACTTCATAAACGATTCGCTATCGTTAGCCTCTGCCCAAGTCGATATTGCTACCTGATAACGAACTCTAATAATTACATTGGTTGTATCTGGAGTATAATACAATGCAACGACGGGATAGCCTGTAGTCTCGTCAACTCCACCGATCAACGCTTTATAAACGTTTCCCGTTAAAGACCTATCCTCGTCAAGTAAATCATATTTATCAGGACCAACAATAGAAATTGGTTGTTCATTTGTTTCGTCCATGAAAGACCAAAACGCACCAACGTATCCATCTATTGGAGTATAAACACGAGTATTGACAGAAGATTTATAAGTAGCAGTAGCAGAGCTTGAACCCCCAGATATTGATTCGTCTGCGGTAAAGTCTCCGCTCTCGCTGTAAACATAAAGCAATAGGTTTGTAGCGTCATAAGAATCTACAACCGCAGTCTTACCTGAAGGAAAACCTGTAATTGTTTCTCCCGCTGTAAACGTTCCACTTACACCTGCAACAGTAAACGTTTTAGTTGTGCGAAAAGTCGTAGTTTTATTTAGCCACCACCATTTCAGGTAGCTTGCGATCTCAACCGCAGTAATATTTAGATATTGTCTTGCCCTGTTTTTAAAATCAGTATTTGCTTGGTCAAGACCAACTCTACTTAATGTTAAATCAATTCCTTCACTTAGTAACATTCATGTTATTACCTATCAGGTTATGTTAGACCACGAACCGTTTTCTCTTACTTGAACCTTGTTATCGGTTGTATTGTATATGATCCAACCATTTGTTGGAGTCAAAGCGTCACGTTGCGTTGTAGTCATCTGAGGAGCACTTAAAACTGTTCCCGCTTCTACTACGTCAAATTGTGCAATCGAACCAAACGACGTTGCACTTTTTTGATTGCCCCCAACAACAGGACTACGTTCGTTCATCCGTGAACCGCTCCAACATCGTCACGCAAGGTTTGATCAGCAGCAATATCGAACCTAATATTGCCGTCCATTGAAGTGCCGTTTTTGTGATGATCCAACCACGTTTTGTATTCTTCCGTCTTTTGAGGAGTCCCATCTTCATTTTTTACCGCTTTATCTTTTAAGTAAGTAGTACCACCGTTTTCCGAATAATACATTGGCAACCAACTTGGCGGTGACGGTTCAAATCCTGGAGGGTGCTCTACCTCAACTCCACCGTAAACTCGTAACGCTTCTTCTCCACGATAGTTTCTTTTGTAAGTTCCATCTGGGACACCCTTACCTGCTTCAACTCCTAAAACTTCTTTTGCATTAGGTGCTGTAGAAAGTAATTCAACAAGACGCTTTTTTGCATCAGGATCGTCTTTAGCTTCACTAAGGATCTGCTCAAGTAAAGAAGGTTTTGCTTCTGCTTCAACAGCCTCTTGAACATCTATTAAAGGTTCCAAGTCGCTCACCTCTTCAGCATTAGCTTCTTCAACAATTTTCAAAGCATCTGCGTCTGGGTCAATTTTTTTTGCTCCGATTGCTTGACCCATTGCGTCGAATCCATTTTCATAATCAAGCTCTTGCTCTTGCTTCTTTTTTGTTTGGCGTTTTGCCATAACATTATCCTTCAGTTAATGATGCAGGTGAGGACACGAATGCCCTCACCCCATCAAGTTAATTAAACATCAACTACATACGGACGAGCAAGACTGACCAAAGCCAATCCTGAGCTTGGCGTGTCTAATGCACTTACCGTACTCATGCCGAATATAAGATCACCGCTAACTACAGCATCATCAATACTACCTGCCGTAGATGTTAGATAAACGGCTTTATTGTCGGCAAGACTTGCCAACCCTTTTGCAACACCGTTACCAGTAATCTGATACCAACCAAACTGATTGGCAACGTTTATACTCATTGAACAACCAAGCTGACCAATATCGTTAGCAGTAGCCAACGAAGTTGTCCAACCGTTTGTATCAATCAATGCAACACTACCGACCACTGTAGATGCGACACCTTTGGCGTAAATAAATTCACCTACACCGTAACCAGTGTCTGGATCTATGTCGTTTCCTTGCACAACCAATCCTAAAGGAAACTTTTGCGTGGTAGAAGTTTCGTCAATGTTCTGACCTCCACCGTAAGCTCCTATGATATCCCAATTTGCCATTCAGCTAATCTCCTATATACCTGTTAGGTTAGTGTGAACACCGAGCCTACGTCGGTTATTTGTGATTTGCTGAACCCCCGCTACCATGTAACTAAGTTGCCCCAACTGCCCGTTCGATTGAAGTGATACAAACGGAGTCTTCTTAAAGTTTGCGTTTTTCATAACACGCAACTGGTGCGAACGTTTATCTACAAAGTAAGCCTTACCAGAAGAGACATCGTTGTCAGCAATAATCTCTGCTCCCATAAATCCTGGGAACTCTTGACCATTAAGCCCGTTAAGTTTTGTGCCGTTCAACTCTACGTAACCTTGAGAAGTTAACGCAGTGCGATAAGCACCCGCAATAGAATACGTTGTAATAATAGCATCAGTACGACCGCCCTGTTTACGAACACTATCCATAACAGTATTAAATTCTGTAACACCGTCAAAAATATTAGTAGTCGATTGGGCTAAAAACGTTGCAGTCGTTGTGTCAGACTGATTCTGCCAGAAGGTAGAAGTGCTACTATTAATACCGCCAACAGTACCCGTTCCCGCATCAGCTATAAGATCCTGAAGACCGAGCATCTTTTTACCCGACTGAGAACCGCAAGCATCTTCGTTGATCGTCTTGAGCAACGAGTTCATTGCGTTGTCACCCAAAGCAGAAAGCAACGAGAATATTTGTTCTGCTCCACTGTTTTCCCAATCTTCTGTGTCGCTTAAAACAATAGGAATCGCGTAATAGCGTCTCTTGTAAAATGCCGACTCAAAAGGATCACGAGGTGATTTTGAGAGTGGATCGTATTTATCAAATGCTTCTGCCGTTCCTGCACTGCTTTCTAAGATGACTTGTATTTCTTTACCGCCTCCGTCTACCATCTGCATACCACGTTTCCGTAGTGCATTGATAACGTTGTACGGCTCAAAAATATTGTCAATAACTTTTGGGTCTATCGTGCGACGAGTTGAACTCCACCGCGAATCCCAGACCTCACTTGTGGTTTGAGCCATTCTAATTCTCCGAAAAAAGTTTCTCTATCACATAGTTGAAGCGATTTCCGCAATAGCTTGTGATTGACTTATCGGACCGCCTGAAGAATCTCTAATAGCAGAAGTGCTCCCACGATTAGAAGCTCCCGCCTTAGCTACATTTCTTTGAGTGCGTTGATTGTCACGAGCTTGTTGTGCTTGTTGTGCAGGTTTCCCCGTCCAACGTCCTACCAACTCCGACAGTGTAAAGTTTTTACCTGTATCTGGATTTACCGTTGAAAGCAAAGTCCTGTTGTTGGTAATGAACTGCAAAGTTAATTCATCTTTTAGTGATTCTTCACCAAACAACCCTTTGGCTTCTTCAATCTGATCTTTTAACTCGGACTCTCGTGATGATCGTTGTTGCTCTGCCATGTTAGCAAACAACTGACGATCTTGTTGGTAGTTGTTCAACCCCATCTTTTCTAATGTAGATGCAAGTCGATCTTCTACCATCTTATCAACATACTCAATACCTGCAGCTTGTTCCATCAACGCACGTTGCTGTTCAGGGTCGTTAACTTGCATCGCCCTTTGTCGCAACGTTTCAGCATCTCCCAAATCCGCTCCCTGTTGAGGTTGCGTCGGTTGTTGCTGTTGCTGATAGTTTCTACGCTCTTCTTCAAACTGTCTACGTTCAGCCAAAAACGCTTCGTTCTTCTGTTGGAAGTAACGATCAGCTTCGCGTCTACCTTTTTCAAACTCTGATAGATCATTGTTTGATTGATTACCGCTATCATTAGCGGGTTGTTGCGTTTGCGTTCCTCCATCGGTCTGCTCCGACGCTTCAACAGGGTCCGAGTCCGTATCCGTCTCAAGCATCCCCAGACCCATTTCAGGCATATCTTGAAATGATTTGTCTGTAGATCCGTCTGACGAACCAGATGATTCGGTCTGCCCTGAATCAGCAGTGAAGTCCGTGGCGATTTCGCTCATACTATCTCCTTCATGTTATTTCTTCCGCACCATACGGAAAAAGTTACATACTATTATTATAATACGTTTACAAATTAAAATCCATACCCATCTTCAACATTTCTATTTAAATCACCCGAAGCACCTCTATCAACTTTATCCCACTCAACCTTATCCATAATCTCATCTAAGCTATTGGCACTCAAAACTCCGCTCGTATCAACAGCGTCTTTTTGTTTTTCTAATTTTTGTTTTGCATCATAAGTTTCAGCTTCGATTTGTGATTTTGTTGGGTTGTTTCCTTCTTCTAAACCTAACGCTTTTAGTTTTACCTTTTTATCGGTTGCGTTTTCGTAAAACATTCCCGTCTGCGGGTCTGCAATAACTTTGTTGTGTCCCTGCGTAGACATCAACCGATTATAATCCCCCATCGAACCAAAATGAATCTCACTCTTGCATTTACATTTCGGGCAACGTTTGGTTTTTTTGGCTCCTCCGCTATTAGAAGAAAAATATACGTCTTTCTCTACATGTCCAGAGGTGCATATGTAATTATGTAGTGGCATTATTCAGTTTCTCCTTCTGCAGCTACTATAGCAATTAATGCTAAAGCTAATGGCATTTCTGCTCCTATTGGAATACCTTTTTCTTTGGCTCGTTCTATCCACCTTGACCAACTGTCTACAACTTGAGGTGTCATTAACTGACCTACGTCGCCTCTCATTTGAGCATGACCTGTTTGTTCAGAAATGTCTAATGGTTTAGGATCTCCACTTTTTGGAGAAGTTTTTCTAAGACGAGCTTCATCATACATATCTGGAAATGCAACTTGAGAAGGAATGTCTGGTCTTTCGGTTTTACCTATATCTTCTCCTGAAATCATAGAATCGTAAGACCTATGAACATTACCTTCTCCCGTAGGTTTAAAAATCGGCTTGGTCGTATCAATATCAAAAAACGAAGCACCTACATCAGCACGATTGATATTATATAAGTCAGGATCATTAACAACGGTCAAAATGTCTCTTACGTTAGGAAATCCTAATTCTTGCCATTGTCCTTGTTGCAATACCTCAATTACTGATTTACGTAAAGCACCACTTCCTTCTCTTGGATATTTACCAATTCCCATTAATTGTTGATACATGTCTGGGTTGGTAAGACCTACAAATTCAGGAGTAGGTTCAGGCTTTTCTGGCAAAGACGTATTATTCTTTTTGGCGTTTTTAACTTTCTTTTCCCAATCACTCAAATCTTTTTTATTCTTTTGTCTTATAGAAGAGTTAATAGTATCACTCGCACCTTCAAGTGCTCTTTGAGAAATTTTTGTTCCACTCTTAGCCATTGATTCTATTATAGTTTCAATAACTGGAGTACTAAAATTAACAGCACTTTGGTGCATTGCAGAGTAAACTCCTACTGGCTCAAACCCTGCATCAGCAATTCGTTTTGCTTGATCGTATTTACGTTGTAACACTCCTCCCATAGAAGCCCAAACAGCACCTTGTTTTCTTGCTAATTCTGAACCAGGAAAATCTGGTCCTCCTTGAATGTCAATCGGAGAATCAAACTGAGTTTGACCAATCCTCCTAAGAAGTCCAACTCTGCTTCTATCTCCCGCAAAAGGAATTAAAACTTTTCCTTCAAGCTCTGAAGGATTAATAATTCTACGAGTTATATCTTCGTCAACTATATCAAATTCTGGTGTAAAAGGTTTATCATAACTATCTCCTAAAAGCTCTACATTACCTCTACCTGCTTCGCGTTCAAGGACAGCGGGATTTAACAGCCCCCTATCTTCTCCAACAATAATATTTGCATCTACTTTTGTTCCATCATCTAATTTCTTAGAACGTTTTTTCTCTTTTATTCTTGAGGCTTTACCAATACCAAAATCCGAACTTAGTGCTTTAAACCTATCTATGTCTGTTCTCATTAAATCTATTACTTCATCACGATCAAAGTCACCGTAGCCATATTCAGTTACATGTTCTTCAATTAATTTATTTTTTTGACCGTTAAGTTTTTGGGCTGTTTTTGAATCAGGTGCATTTTTAACGTCTATCATTTTCTTTTTAATATCTTCTAATGAAACTTTACGAGCTTTTTCTTCAGCAACAGATAACGCACCTTGAAAGGCTTGGGCAATAGGCAAAGATTCGTCAGCGTCTTTTAAAGTTTTCTTTAATCCTTTTTTAATAGGAGCCATAGCTAAAGACCCAAACCCCGTAAGATCGCCTATTGTAAAATTGTTCAACATTTCTATTAACTCTTCTGTTGAACCAGGGGCGTTTTCTTTAATCCAAGAAATAGTATCTAAAACTAATTGCCCCGTTCCCTCTGGAGACTTCGTAGCTTGTGTAACTCTATTTGCTAACTCTGCTCCCTGCAACCCAATAGTCTTAGCAAGTTCAACTGCTTCTTCATCATTTAATTGCATTATCTTACCGCCAAACATTAACGAGTTTCCTGGCAATGTTTTAAACGCAAGATTTAATCCTTCGTCAAGCGGAGTTTTTACTTTTTCTTTTTGAAAACTTTTAAGAGAAGTCCCCGCATCAAACATACTTTTCCCAATAGTGTCTTTAGTTTCGCCAACAGATCTTTTAAAATCTTTGGCTCCTTTTCTAAAATAATCACTTGCACCCTGCTCTCTAATTATATCTAAAATTTGATCTTCAATTCTTGCCGAAGAATTATTAGGAAGATTCATTCAGCCTACATTCCTTCTGTTTGATTTTGTATTGAATCAGCAGTCCGTTGTGCATTACTCTGAACTTGCGAAATCAAATCAGGTTGAGTCTGCGACGCTTGAACCGCCTCCGCTCCACCGCCAAGAGTCGTCTCACCTTGTTGCTCTTGCTCCATTGCTTGCTGATGTTGCATAACATGCTGACCGATAGCTTGGTCAATCGCTTGTATCTGTTGTCCCGCTTGAGGGTTCGCAGGGTTCCCAACCATATCAATCGCTTGTGCTTGTTGCATCAACTGAATGTATTGAGGGTGCTCACGATACATGTTGTGAACTTCCATATGTGCAGCATGATCTTGTTGTGGTAATACTTCTATTCCTTGTCCAACCATCACCCGATCATTTTCATACTGAGCTGCCCGTTGAGCTTCGACATTATCTTGGTCAACCAAAACCTTATCGACATCTTGTATTCCGTTCGCCTCTGCAGCGAGTTTGTCGATTTCCATTTGATCGTAGTTAGGACGATTAGAAGCCCAACCAACAAACGCCATAGTCCTGTCACGTTCCAGTTGTGCATAGAGTGGTTGTGTTGATCCGACCTTTGTCTCAATTCGATAATTGTATAAGAAGTCACTTGTCGTCAAAGCACGAACCACTCGTTGATCTCCCTCTGGTGCAATGTTCTCTACAAAGTTTTCTGGAGTATATCTTGGGTCGCCCATTATTTGAAAAGCATTCCTTACAATGTTTTCGTAAAACTCATTTACAGCAGCTTCCATCCAGTTCCCGTTAATCTGAGAAGCTGCAGCAACTATCGACGCTTCGGTTGCCGTCTCGGAATCTCCTGGTTTCTGTGGTGCAAGTGCAGAGATCTCTTGTTCCATCCCCATCATCATCTGGAAATAATTATAAACATCTCCAGGAACACTTCCCCAATTCAACTCACGTATCGAAGACAAATCTTCAACACCAATGAACTCACCGTCTCGACCCGTTCGCAATATCTCACCAATCTCAGGATTGTTTTCTAACTCACTTGATCGGATAGCCGTCATCCTTGAAGTGCGTTTCAACATATCACTAATACGAGACACCTGCTCAATAATCGCATTCTGAATATCTTCTATGTATCGCAAATGTCCCAACGGATAAAATGATTCTTGCGACAAATCAAACTTAATCGCTGCAAAAGGAAATCCTTGTTCGACCAACCATCCCGACGCTTCCTCACCATTTTCTAAATCAAGCGTTGGCTCTGTTGGCTCTCCCGTAATCGGATCAATGTCGAACACTGGTTGACCGAGCATGTCCGTCACTTGTGGAAATATCATTTTTCTAAATGGGTGCGGAACATCAAGTATCGGTTCATCAACACCTTGAACAAACATTACCTCGCGTCGTTCCATTCTATTGTGCCAACGTTCAACCAAAACAAATTCACCGTTGTCAATCGCCTCACGCATCGCCTCTTGTTCTGACGAGTCGTAACGATCACCCATCACCTCACCGTAACCAACAGAATCTTCTCTCGTCATCTGCGTTGGTTTGATTTTCTTTTTGTTTTGTATTCTTGGATCGTCTTGCAAATATTTAATCGGAGTCCAAAACTTTTCTCGTATGTATCGCTTGTCGCCAAGTCTATGTGGCGAACCCGTCGGATCAACGTGAACAAATCCTGGAGCTACTCGTTGTGGGACAACCAAATCTTCTGCGAAATCATCGTTGGTAGTATAAGGTGCAATCATGTCATCTCCAGGTGGATTGTAATCTAAACGTATCCAACCCACGCCAGTAAACAACGCATCGAAAATTGCTTGGTGAATGTGTGACTTGAGGTTCGTGATGTTCATGTATCCATTTGCAGCCCGTTCCAAAACTGTTGACGCTCCCTCGTTGACCTCATCCTCAACATTGAACGCCATCACTGGATAGTTGTGTGCAATCGTTCCAAGCACTTGTCGAACTATCGGATAAAACCTTGAAACCTTAACAACATCCTCTGCACGAAGGTCACGAATCTTTTTGTCAAACTTCAACTCGTAAGCATCGTAAAGTTTCTGCCATTCTTCCTGTCGGTCTGCGTAAAGACGATCCAACATTTCACCTTCGGTCTTATACCATCTGATCTCGTATTTATTCATCCATATCTACTTTCGATAAGATCGGTTGACAACTGGTCGATCAATCGTCCACCGTCGTTTTCTTTTCTCTCGTCTACATAACGAGGTTTGTAGCAATGATTAACACAATATCGCAAAGCATCTGCACCGTGGTCATCTCCACTTGAAGCGTCTTCAGGATTTCTTGTATGTCGCTGAAGACTCAACAACGAGTCAACTATCGGTTCAGTGCTTCCACGAAAGAAACGCAATCTTTTATTATAAATCAAGTTCGC